AAAACTACTGATTTAAACAAAGTAATGATTATAAAAATGAGTAATAAAAATGATTGATGCAATAACTTACGACCACATCTTGATAATTTATTTTGTTATTTCAATGACAATCAGTTTTATGCTTATCATTGAAGATTAATGCATGATAGTTATTATTCACTATGTCTTAATCAAAAAAACCTAAAACTTATTACACAGTTCTTATTCACTATGTCTTAATTTTTTATTACTATTTTTTTTCTCGTGTAAGTTGTAGAACAAAAGTGGAACAAAATGAGCTCAATTATGGCAGAAATAAGGCAGTACAAAAAGAGAACATTTTCACGCGTAGAAGTGTTCATGCTTTGTTCTTTTTATATTTTCAATTATTTTTTCAGATCAGGTAAAAAAAGCTTAGATCTCGTGTTCATGCTTTGTTCTTTTTATATTTTCAATTAATGGTTGCGTGAATAACTTTAAATTATTTTTTAATTATGTTTGTTATTGATTTGACATTAATTGCTTAATCGTGATATAAGAGTATATCTTTAATTTATAACAAAGGAGTAAAAAATGAAGATAAAAAATAAATCAAAGGTTGAACAACCCGAAGTTGAACAACCTAAACAAGAACAATCGAAAGTTGAACAACCAAAGGTTGCACAACCAGATTGGAAAACTGAAGCCTTAAATGAATTTAAGGTTGAACAACCGAAAGTTGAACAATCAGTTGAAGATCAAAAACTTGAAAAACAAGCCAAAGAATTAAGAGAAGATACATGGCTTGAAGTTCAAGAAGTGGCGCAAGGCGAAATAACTTCAAATGGGAAAATGCTGTATATTTTCAGAAATTTTCTTAAATTATACGAAATGGAAAAATTAGAATTGAAGAATTATTTTTCCGAGAATACAAATCTAGATAGAAGTGAAATCTTAAAAAAGATTTTATTTGATCTAGATGGAAACAGAAGAACCTTAATTGCAAAGGATTTTAGCGTATTTTGCGACAAGGTTCTTATAGGTGGGTTAGGTCAAAATGTGACGAATTTCCAAAAAGAAAATCCTTACATTTACAAAACCTTGCAACAACTTGCACCAGCTATACTGTTTGGGCTTGCAAATAGGCATCATTTAGACTTGGATAATATGCTAATTGAACCAGATATAGCTTCAATTCCAGTTGAGATATGCTTACCTTGGGCAATCTTTGATAGTTCCATTGAAACAAACAAGAATGAAGCTACATTTAAAAGTAATTTAGCGTCAAGATTGTTCAATGATAGTGAACGAAAAAAACCTTGGCATAAAACATTTAGAGGTGATAGAGGACTAGAAGAAATATCAAAAATGTTTTTCTTACCAAAGAAAGTAGTTGCCGATAATGTTGAAAATGCCGAAGTTAGTGCTTTCGCTAAAGAGTTGAAAGTCATTAATGATATGGATAAAGGCGCATTGGGTAAAGCAACAGCAATTACAACAGCTAAAGAAAACACAGAGGGAAGTGTCAGAAGAGATAAAGAAATTGACGAGTTATACTTCACAGCAGAAAAAGCTATTTCTTTGCTTTCTACTAGTGATTGTCCTTATGCTCGACAAACCTTAATATTGCTTTATTGCGATATGCTAGATGTGTTAAATAGCGTTGAATTTAAGGAACAAATAAAAGTAATCTCACAGTCAAAAGCAAAGGTTGAATTTGATCCCCAAGTTAATGGCAATAGCTTTGATATAAGAAAAGGAGATTTCTTTAAATATATTAAGCAAATAGATAAAGTAAGTTAAGTAATTAACAGATACACCCTAGGGTACAAATCCATGTGCTGCCCTAGGGTTTTTTAATTGGTAAGCTAAAACCACCCCCCAAAATAAACCTCAAAGAATACCAAAGAATACCCAAGGGTACACCCAAGGGTTAAACTAAAAATTGTATATAAAAATTTCTAGGGTATTCTACATTAACTTCTATATTGCCTTAAAATATTTCTAAAAAATACCCTAGAAATTTTTAAAGTTTCCTAGGGGAAACTATAAGGAACGCCTATGGCGTACTCTAATTCTATAAAAAAAATTTACCTAGTAGATACCCATGCAGGCTCCAGGGGGGGTATCCCATATCCTGTATATACACACCCCATAAAATCCCCAATATCCCCGTTAACTACCTAGTGGCTATATTTTAGGATATATATTCTACTGTAATTACTATATCTCCCAGCAATATCCCTAGGAATACCCTAGGAGTATTTATACGTTTACCTATAGTATATATATATAACCCCCCTGGGTGTTCCCTATAACCATTATACACCCTAATGTTAATTTTGTCTAGTGCAATATTGTCGCATCCCCTTATAACTATAAAAAAACACTTGACAAAATTGAAATATAACACTATAATAGAGGTATATATTATTCAAAGGACACACATACACATACACTAGTCAATAGACACACAAGGGTCATCACGAATATTATATAAAAATAAATATATGAAGTTTGAAGCAAATATACCTAGCTATTTAAGAACTGGAGAAGGAGTCTTCCCAGTTAAAAAGAGAGCTATATCTAAACCTGAAAGTTTACCTGATAATTTCTACGAACAAGCTAGGAAAGGATTTCATGCTCCTACAACAAATGAGTCTCGTGATATAACTTTTGCCCCTATGGATGAACCTGTCCAAGTCCAAGATAATTTTTTAGAAAAAATGCAAAGAACTATGGAGGGAGAGCTGGAAGCAAGAGGTCCAGTTAAGCCTATTCCAGGTCAATTACCTTTACCTTTTGATACACCCTCTGATGCTGAAATAGAATTAGATGATGAATTACCAAAATCAGATATATTTATAGGATAATGAATACTATAAATATACCTTTTAAAGAAATAATGGAGATAATAAATGCAAAACATGGATTCTTCTATAATAAAGAATCAAAAAAGAAACTTAACAGACATGCAAGAAAAGTTTCTAAACGTATTATTCGGAGAAGCACAAGGAAATCCTAGAGAAGCAGCTAGAATAGCTGGCTACTCTGAGCATAGTTATCCTAAAGTTATAAGAAATTTAAGAAAAGAAATAACAGAATTAGCAGAAAACCACTTATCTACACATTCTGCAAAAGCGGCTACTAGGTTGACTACCTTACTAGATGAAGACGGCACTACACCACATGCAAGTATTCGTCTAGCAGCCGCTAATTCAGTACTAGATAGGGTGGGAATTGTAAAAAAAGATCAGCTAGATATAAATATGAAAGCACTACATGGAATATTTATATTACCACCAAAGGATGTACCTAAAAATGACTAAAAAAGACTCAGAACGTAAAAAAAATTATGCAAAAAATAGGACAGGACCTTTTTCCAAAGACTCAGGAAATATAGTAGTTGGGGGATATCATACAGGTGAAAAGAAGGGTAAGTGGTATTTATTTAGGCATCCACATGACCCTAATATTATAATAAAAAGAAAAGTGGGTCCTAATATTAGATCACCAATTACGTTAAGAGAAGATTATATATTAGACGATACGAGTGGAAAGTATAAAAGAAAGTCGAACAAAGAACTTACAACATCAAAATTAAAAACAGTAAAAGATTTAAAACAACCTTTTGGTAAAGAAAAAAAGAAAAAATATTCTCATCCGAAAGCATCGAAAAAGAAAAAATAATGGCTAAGACAGCGGCATGGCAACGTAAAGAAGGAAAGAATCCTTCTGGTGGTTTAAATGAAAAAGGTAGAGCTAGTTATAAAAGACAAACTGGTGGAACTTTAAAAGCACCAAGTAAAAAAGTAGGCAATCCAAGAAGAGCTAGTTTCTGTGCACGTATGACGGGAATGAAAAAGAAATTAACTTCTGCAAAAACAGCAAGAGACCCTAACAGTAGAATAAACAAATCTCTTCGAGCTTGGAATTGTTAAGTGGAACCAATAAAGATCAAAAAAAGAGCTAGAGTAGTTCCATTTGGTTTTAAACAATCACAGGATTCTAGTTATTTAGAACCAGTTAAAGAAGAATTAGATGCTCTTAAGCAAGCACAAGAATATTTAAAAACTTGTTCATTAAGAGAGACTGCTAAATGGGTACATAGAAAAACAGGAAGATACATATCACATGTCGGACTTAGAAAAAGACTTGAACGAAGTGGCTCCCCCGAAGCCCAAGAAAATAGTTCAACAGAAAGCCAAGAAGTCAGTCAAACAGATTTTAGCTCGCACTCGTAAGAAAGTTGCAAAGGCAGAACAATCTTTACGTTCTGCTAAACGTCATGCAGAAAATACTAAAACTAAACTGCTAACTATTAATAAAGCATTAACAGGAAAAGAGACACAACTACTTACTGAGGATATAATCGAGAGTGCTCCCAAAATAGTACAAGAGCATATAAACCAGCAAGATGTAATCTTTAGACCTAATAACGGTCCACAGACAGAATTTCTTGCAGCTTCAGAAAGAGAAGTATTTTATGGTGGAGCAAGAGGTGGTGGTAAATCATATGCGATGCTAGTAGACCCACTTCGTTATTGTACACACTCAAATCATAGAGCACTCTTAGTAAGGAGGACAATGCCTGAGTTAAGAGACTTAATTCAAAAGTCTCAACTATTATACGGTAAGGCATTCCCAGGTACAAAATGGAGAGAACAAGAAAAAGAATGGCGATTCCCATCAGGAGCAAAAATAGAGTTTGGTTACGCAGAGAACATGACAGACGCTTTGAGATACCAAGGTCAATCTTACACATGGATAGGAATAGACGAACTTCCACAATATCCTTCGCCAGATATATATAATTTTTTAAGATCTTCTTTAAGATCCGTTGATACAGATATACCTGTATATATGAGAGCTACAGGCAACCCAGGTAATATAGGTTCACAGTGGGTTAAAGAAATGTTTGTTGAACCAGCTGAACCAAATACAGCTTTTAGTATAGGGATAGATACGCCTAACGGAAAGAAGTATATTACTCGTAGGTTTATTCCTGCAAAGTTACAAGATAATCCCTATTTGATGCAGACTGATGATTACTATATTATGCTTGCATCTTTACCAGAAGCACAACGTAAGCAATTCTTAGAAGGAGATTGGGATGCTTATGAAGATTCAGCTTTTCCAGAATTTAGTAAGATAACTCATGTAGTTGAGCCTTTTGAAATACCTAAAGGATGGTATAAATTTCGTTCTGCTGATTGGGGCTATTCTTCTCCTGCTTGTGTATTATGGTTTGCTGTAGATTATAATAATAATCTTTGGATTTATAGAGAATTATATATATCTAAAGTTACGGCAGATAATTTTGCGTATAAAGTTTTAGTATTAGAAGATGGTGAATATATTCATTATGGAGTATTAGATGCTAGTACATGGGCTAAAAGAGGTGATATAGGTCCAAGTATTGCAGAAACAATGATACAAAGTGGTTGTAGGTGGAGACCATCTGATAGAACACCTAAAAGTAGAATTAGTGGTAAGTTAGAAATTCATAAAAGATTAAAGATAAATAACAAGGAACCAGGAATTAGAGTTTTTAAAAATTGTAATAACTTAATTAGAACTTTAAGTACATTACCTACAGATGATAAAAACCCTGAAGATGTAGATACAAATGCAGAAGATCATGCATATGATGCATTACGTTATGGTTGTATGAGTAGACCTATGCATCCTAAATATGCACAAAGATTTAAACCAACATTTCAAAATGCTTTTGAAGTAGTTGATGATAAATTTGGATATTAAGGGTGTGTCAAAAATTTTAAAAGTACCAGAGGTAAATAAAAAGAATTTTCCCTATACATTAAATTTAGTATATTGGGAAGATATTGTTGGTGAAACTAATTGGGCCGATATTGTTGATATTAAAAAAACTAAAACAGCAGTATGCTGTAGTGTAGGATGGTTAATTAAACAAGATTCTAAATCTACAATAGTAATGGCTGATTATAGTTTTGAAGATAATGGAGAAATAAAACAAGGTGGTAGTTACACTACAATACCAACTAAAAATATATTAAAAATAAAAAAGATTAAACTATAGGAGAAACTCATGGCAAGAAAAAAGAAAGAAGAATCATTACAAGATATCATTGATCATATAAGAGAAGATCTAGATAAGCTAGAAGAAAAAGTTATGGATATGGAAGATGAAATAGAAGAGGAGGATGAATAATAATGGAAACTAAATTTGACCCAAATGCTAAAGTAAAAGCAGGAGATCTTAGTTCAATACCTGATGGCAAACAGCCAAATCAGGAAGCTAAAAATATTGACTTTAATAAACATGCACCTAGAAAAGGTGAATCTGAAACTGCTTTAAGAGATATTGATTATCCTAAAGGATCAGGTAAAGAGCATGTTCAAGATTCACTGTTTAAATTAGCAGATGAAAAAGAT